GACCAAAGTTTGATTGGTGGAAGATCATAACCATGCCACTTTGCTCCTTCGAGATTCTTTACCTCGTCAATTAAGGCCCTACTAAAGGGAAACTTCAAGTATACCCGCTTACTGTTACCAGTAACAGGTATAATCTCTACAGGTATAATGTATTTTCCGGCACGCAGTTTACGTATCATTTTAACACAAATGTTTTATCGGTTAATGTTGACTTATCGTAGTTCGACCAAAGCCCCTTAAAACCAGCAGTCTCAAGATGATTCACGATACGATTCATAATCAATCTGAGTTTCTGTGGTTGCTCTGACTGACAGTATTTCACTACTACCTGTTTCCACTGATTGATACTAGCCGTGAGAATGTATAATTGTTCATCCTCATTACTAGTCAGATGTCTCAGAATCTTGACATCCGTGTATAGTGGTAACATCACCACTAGCGGGGCAGTCAGTAAGAAAGTGAAATAGAAATGTTCCCCTATCCCAGTCATCGTAGCTAATTCTATAGCTAAATTAGGATTGTTCTCGAAATCTAATGTAGCCAAGTAGGAGGCCGGCATCTGCGGGTCCATCCTACAATCATCCAATCCCCGCGTTGGACTAGTGCCCAAGGATTCTTGTATACAACGTATAAAGCACTGCCAATCTGGCTTCGTATATGCGATTGGGTATACATCTAACATGATAGTCTCGTGATTAGAAGAGGGTCACTCCAGTCCGGCAAACTGGAGTGACCCATACTCAGGAGGCAAGATACGGAGGCGTAATCTTAACGGTCGCGTGCCGGCGCGCCGTCTTCAACTTTCTGGACTTCTTGCTTCGGAGGATTATTGAACTTCTGCACTTGTTCTTTTACATCCTCCTGATCCGGAATCTCGAACGGGGTGCTACACGGAGTGACCTGCGGGCAGTACCACGTGTAGGACGTGGTCTCAATCTTCTTGGATTTCAGCGTACTTGCTTTAAGCAACCGACTAATGAGATTCGGAGACTCACGGCGAGCACTCTTGGAACCCATGAAGAATAATCCAAAGCTCTTAGCCGCCGGAATCCAGACTAAGTATTCGGGGCCATACATGCACCCGGAATCCTTAGTCTCTGACTTAGCGATTATGGCCTTGAACGATTCACTCTCGGGATCATATTCGGCGATTACAATCTCGCCGCCCATATCGAGAGCCTTTGGACGCCAAGCAATCAACAGAATATCAACTTGCAGACCGAGATCCTTGTAGATCTTATCCTGAACCAGTGCATAGTGATTAATGGGGAACTCACCGGATTTGCACGGATCAGAATTCGCGGTCATCAGTTGCAGTCGCGGAAGATAGCTACCAGAAGTAACGACCTTCTGGAAATCCTCTTGCGACCACTTCTGAAGTTGACCGGCATCATCTACTGGAATCAGGGCTTTATCTTCGCTCATCGTTTTAACCTTTAGGTATGTCAGTTATTGATCATAGTGTCGGTATATCGTATAAGTCCCCGCCTACTTATACCGCCAGTTACCTAGGTAACTGGTTCCCGCTTAATCGCAAGGGCAGCACCTGCGGTAAGCGCACCACTTCTAGATTACTGTTAACTAACAGTCTGTCAACTGTTATTAGGCTTTCTTCGCAGCCAGAGTTGCCTGTGCCTTGACGGCGAGATCAGCGGCCTCCTTGGCTTTCTGCTCAGCTTCAATCTTCTTCTTATTGGCCTGCTCGACGCTCTTACGAGCCTTAGCGTCCTCTAACTCCTTCATCCGGGTATCATACTTGGCCTTCTGGGCGTCAACCGATTCCGGATCAAGGTGCAGCATCCAGCGAAGCGCCATCGTAAACGCTTCCTCGGGCGTCTTCACCTTGTGGCGCTTGATCAGGGCCTTCATCACGTTGCCCTCTTCAAGCTCCTTCTTGACTTCCAAGACCTTCTGCAAGTACGCCACGGGCTGGAACTGAGCCGGACCCTGATCCTGACCCTGACGGCGCGCCTCATTAATCTCCTTGACGCGCTGATTAACAGCCGGAATGAACTCATCCGGCTTCATGGTCATGGCACGATCCAGGAACTCCGCCTGTTCCTTGAGCGGCAACTTAGCCAGAGCGTAGGCATTCGACAGCGCAATCTTGCCCTCGTCCACGAGCATGAGAATGTCCTTATTCTCAATCTTGGTGAGGGAGAGACGTTGCTGGATGAACGCGGGAGAAGCACCAAGCCGCTTAGCCAACTCGAACTCAGTCATCAGCGGATTCATGGTCAGAATCCGCTTGATCTGCTTGGTGTACTGCGACGGCGGGGTCTTAATCGAATGCAAGTTACCGATAATCTGAGCTTCCAGAACCTCGCCATCGTTGAATTCCAGGATGTGAACCGGAATCTCAACCAGGCCAGCATCCTTCGCAGCCGTATAACGATGCAGACCATCAATCAACTCAAAATACAGAGCCTTGGTCTCGGCATCCGCCTTTTGACGCACGGAGGGCGGATTCAGAATCCCCTTAGCACGAATAGAGTCAACGAGCGTTAAATACTCCTCGGACTGACGATTAACCGTCCGAAGTGCCACCGGATTCTCACGAATCTGATTGGTGGCGATTGTTGCTTGCTTGCCCATTAGCGATTCTCCTTTTATGATTTGGAATCTTCGCTTAACTGCCGCCTAATCAAATCACCTGACCCGACTAGGTGAAACCTTTGGGCAAAGGCTTCAACATATATTAGTGCGCATTTTAGCCTTTGTCTAGTTGCTTACTGAAATATTGTTTTCCGCTTACTACCTTATACTATATACCTTATTTTCAATTTTCATTCTTGCACAAAAGGCAAAATAGGAAAACAGTCTTTTCAGTTAGTACTAGACAAAAGTACAAAAACGTACTAATATATTATAGTATGATTTGATTAGCAAATGATTACAATCGAATCTCTTTAGGTAACAATGCCAACCAAAACTGAAACTATTGCTAGATTCCTTAATCTCAAGGCCCGTGTCGAACTGGCCAAGTTATATAATCACGATATGGAAGTACAAGTTAATGTAGCACAAGATCGTGGTAATAGGATCAGCGGAGATTATAAGGGACGTAGCTGGTTAGGTTGGACAGATGGCGTTACTACGTGGAAGCCTTTTCGGATTCCACTCAACGCTAAAACTGATCCCACGTATGAAGATTCTGATATCACTTATGACCTAGCAGAACATGCCGAAGGAATCGGTATGACGGGATGGGATTGGAAGAATAAAGTTAGCAAGTGGATTGCATTTGATTTCGACGCAATAGTAGGTGAGCGGCACCGGGAATCTGGATTATCTTCACAGGAATTGGAATCTGTCAAGAAGACTGCCCACGGAATCCCGTGGATTACACTTAGAAGATCTACATCAGGTGCGGGCCTACACCTATACGTGTTCCTTGATAATTATCCCACGTGTAATCATACCGAGCACGCGGCGCTCGCACGTGCGATTCTGGGTGTAATGTCTGCACTCACTGGTTTCGATTTCAGTTCTAAGGTAGACGTTTGCGGCGGTAATATGTGGGTATGGCACCGCAAAATGGAAGGTACTGATGGTCTCACCCTGATTAAACAAGGTGGCACTTTACCAGAAGAACTCATACCCAGGAATTGGCGAGACCATATCAAGGTGATTACTGGTCATCGCCGTAAGAATCTTCCTCAACTTATCGAAGAATCCGGAACCGGCGAGAACTTCGAGGAACTCACGGGTCAACGTCAGTTCATCGAATTAGATGATGACCATAAGAAATTAATAGAGTGGCTTAAAGATAATAATGCTCTCTGGTGGTGGGATCAAGATCATCATATGTTAGTATCCCACACTAAATGGCTTGAGCGCGCACACGAATCATTGAAGCTGCGTGGCGTATTCAAGACTAGTTCATCGGGAACTGATCTTGATGAGCAGAACTGTTTTGCATTTCCACTTCGTCGTGGTGTCTGGGCAGTTCGACGTTACACGCCAGGTGTGAGTGAACATGATTCCTGGTCACAAGATGGTGCGGGATGGACACGTTGTTATCTCAATAAGGAACCAGATCTCGCTACTGCCTGCCGCGCTAAAGGTGGTATTGAAGATACCAAAGGTGGATTCCAGTTTCGGGAAGCAGAAGTAGCAATACAGGCAGTGCAGGCACTAGGGATTATACCTACTATCGGACGATTACAGATGTCTCGTAAGACGCGCGTATATCAACATAAAGATGGTCGGATTGTAATCGAAGTCGAACGCGATGCCGAAGATGTTCCTACTGAGATGCAGGGCTGGCTGCCTGAACGTAAAGAGTGGACTAAGATTTTCAATGCTCCTGTTACGGCACCCACGGAATCAGAAGTCGGGAATTACGACGATCTCGTACGTCATCTCGTCACGTCGAATAGTGAAGATTCCGGTTGGATGATTCATTCCGAGGGTCAGTGGCGCGCCGAACCTTTAACACATGTCAAAGTCGCATTGACCAGTCTCGGATTATCCAACAAGGAATCCAGTGACGTAATCGGTTCCTCTGTTATGAAATGTTGGACACTCGTCAATAAGCCATTCCAGAATGAGTATCCCGGTAATCGTGAATGGAATAAGACAGCAGCACAGTTCCGTTATGTACCCATTCAGGAAACCGATAATCTATCCTATCCGACGTGGATGAAGGTTCTTGAACACTGTGGACAAGGACTGAACGAAGCCATTAAAGAGAATGGTTGGGCTAAGGCTAACGGTATCTTGACTGGCGCAGAGTACCTCAAATGTTGGGTTGCGTCAATCTTCCAAGAACCCACGGAACCTTTGCCTTTCCTATTCTTCTATGGTCCGGAAGATTGTGGTAAGTCTATCTTCCATGAAGCACTATCTTTGCTCATAACCAAAGGTTGTCAGCGGGCAGATGTCGCATTATCCGATTCCACGGATTTCAATGGTGAGTTAGAGGGTGCCATACTCTGTGTTATTGAAGAGACTGACCTGCACAATAATCGTAGAGCTATGAACCGGATTAAGGACTGGGTGACTAGTAAGCAGTTGAATATCCGGCATATGTATAGAACGCCATATCATATCCAGAATACTACGCACTGGGTGCAGTGTAATAATAGTCATTTAGCTTGTCCGATATTCCCTGGTGATACTAGAATCGTGATGTGTTATGTTAAGCCTCTCGACCCCGTGGAAATGATCCCTAAGAAGCGATTACTTGTACTCCTGGAGAAAGAGGCACAGCATTTCATCACTGCTGTGATGTCACTGGATCTCCCACCGTCTATTGACCGTTTGAACATACCTGTAATCACTACAGAAGATAAGAAACTCACTGAACAGATGAATCAGTCTACACTACAGAGATTCATCACTGAGAAGTGTATTGCGGCGAATGGTTGCAAAATCAAGTTCAGTGATTTCTATGATAGATTCGTTGAATGGATGGAACCCAATGAGATCAGTTTCTGGACTAAGAATCGCGTAGGTAGAGAGTTCCCTCCACAGTTCCCGAAAGCTAGATTCCGGAAAGATGGACAGTTCTACATTGGCAATATTGCTTGGGCTGGTACGGCATCAGATGAGGAGTCCGGTGTTCGATTAATCGTGAAAGACGATTACTTGTTCCCGGCCGACCAACCA